TGTTGTTTGTACTTGTTAAACAAGCTAATTCTGTATCTGATAATGCTTCTTTAAATACTGCTACTGTTTTGCATTTTCCAAAGAATTTTTCTCCATTATCGCCAGTTTCAAAAGACAATTTGTTCAAAGTACCATTTGAAGAAGTAAAATTCCCAACAACAGTATTAACTTTAACCCCATTAACCCACAAACTAACCTCTGTTGTATTGTATCGCACAGCAATTTTATTCATAGATAAGGAAGCTGGTACATTAGAACTTATGACTGTAGCAGCACCGCTACTATTCCGTATAAAACCAAAAATTGCATCTGTTCCTCCAAGCAAGGCTATTTGTACTCTGTTTGAATTAGTTCCATCGTGCATAACAATACTGCTTGTAGCAGTTGTTGGGTTTATTTTTTTTACTTCTGCATATAGAACTCCCTCTGTTGAATTTATTAAGTCGCTATTACCAGCATTGTTTAAGGTTTCTGCTGCTCTTGTAACTGTAGAGCCTGATGTTGGTATGTAGCTTGTTGAATATGTAAAACTTGATTCATTTTGTAAACCCCAAACAAAAATGCTTTCTCCGATACCACCTTCAATTCCATAATTAATAACAGTTCCACTTGTTACATTATAACTAAATCTATACCATCCATTTCCGTAGTTAATTGCGTTTGCAGTTCCTCCAGTTACTGAATATAAAGAACCATCTTTATTCCATAAAGCCACACCAACTCCATCTACAGAAAGACGAAATTTGCCATTAGATAAATTATTGTCTTTAGCAAAGAACGATAGTGAACCAGCATTCATAGAAGTTTTATAAAGAAGTCCACTAGTGAGACTTGACACAGTTAATGTATCTGAATTTAAAGTTCCATCTGGAGATATAGAAGTATTTGGCGTTATTGTAACATTGCTTTTTAACCACCACCCATTATCAACTTCTTGTGAATAAACAACGCTATTAGTACTCTGTGGCTCAAGTAAGATACTTGCAGTTCCATTAGTATAATCTAATCTTGGTACTCCGTTTTCTTGTATTTCTATTAAAGATACGTTATCTACTTGTACGTTTAACCCTGAATATGCGCCTGTTGTTTGTAACCAAAAATAACCATTAGAAGGCATTACAAATGTTCTTGTATATTTTCCATCTATTATTTCACTACTTAAAATAGGAATCACAGCTCCACCTGTATACCTTAAAGCAAAAACTCCACTTTTAGACATTACAGGAATATCAATAGTTATTTTATATTTATTACCTGATGTTAAAAAATTAACTCCTCGTTGTTGTGTTAATTCACTATATTGACTTGCATTATTTATAAAAGCTTTGTTTTCATTTATTTCGAAATCTCCAACTAAAGTCCAATTATCATTAGGGTCTACTTGCTTAACTGATACGTTGTCTATTTCATAATCACTACCATTGTTGTTTGCATTAATTATACCTATTGATAAATCTAAAGATGTACCTACAACAATGTACCCTGAATAAGTTGTTGTTGTTGCTGTTGGAGTTATGTTAAAAATAGTTGTATCACTTTGATTTGAAGTGAAATTCCCTATTTGAATTGTAGTTGCAGTCCCTGAATTTAACCTTGCAGACAAAGAAATTAAATAAGTTTTACCAGCAGTTAATACATTTTCTAATTTTACCTGTTGGTTTCCTGAAGTAAAATTACACCACATTTTGTTAGGCACAGTAGTATTTATATTAAAATCTAAAGAGCCTATTCCACTAACCCAACTATTAGCTCCACTCATATCACTATTAGTGCCTGTAACTAACTGGCTTCCTAATTCACTAAAGTTTCCATTCTGTACTAAATTAGCAGAGTTTATAGATACTGTTTCTATTAAGTAATCTGGATTAACTCTTGTGGCACTTGATGTTCTTGTAAAGTCGAAATCTGCATCTGTTATTTCTACAACTGATACGCTTGATAAACTAAATATAGCATTTGACCTACCTCTAAAAAGTATTTCACCTGTAGAATGCGTTTGCGTAAAAGTAAAAGATTGTACTCCAATTGAAGTAACACTATATTTTATGTCCCCATTATTATCGGACACATCAGCAGTCCCTACTCCATTATAACTTGTTACATTAAGAGTTACTTTGTATTTTCTACCTTGTGTTAATATTGTTTGAAATATCCCTGAACTTGCAGAAGCGCCAATTGTTGCTATTCCGTCAGAAACACTTGTAACTCCATAAGTAGACCAACTTGTATAACCTGAAGCAAAATTATTATTTGCCAAAAGCTCCTCTGAAAAGGATTGAGCTGGTTTTATAGAATTTAAAACACCTACGCCATAAGCTGTTGGAGTGGTTACAATACTGGCTTTATATAATAAATTACTATTCATTGCAGTCGTTTATATCGTTCAATAATTGGATTGTCATTATGTTGTTTTCATAAGTACTTGCCCTTCTTCTAAGGTCAGACATTAAATAAGAAACCAAATACGTAGAACCCCATTCAGAAGTAGTAGTTGCATTACCCCACCATGAATAGCTATAATCCAATCCCCAATTTGATGTATTTGCTGTTATCATAACTTTTTAATGTTTTTATTTATTACTAAAATTTTCTTTTTTAAATACTGTTTTAATTTTACAATATTTTCTTTTTTTTGCTTATATCTTATAACACCCATCCACCGAAATCTGCATTAGCTGAATCTGGATATGTATCGTCCTCTGTATTTGAACTATATTCTGGATAATTACTGGAATTGTATACCATAAAATCTATAAAATTATTCGTGTAAAACTGTGCTATATCTCTATATTTTTCAACTAAATAATCTACCTCATCCTTATCTACTGTCACACTGCTTTCACTTGTATGTTTATATACACCTCCGTTAGCCACTGTATAAGCAGCAAAGGGCATATAACAAACTAATGCCCAGTAAATCGTCATAGGCTTTACGTACGTCTCTAAGAGCGTCTTATATGAAGCGTTGGCTGGGTCGTTTATAGTTCCAGCTATAATTAAAGCTTGTATCTTTTCTAATAGTTTAGTTCCTAAGTAATTTTGCACTTCTGTATCTTGTGCAATCTCTACCATGTAAATAAACTTGTCTGGGTCTACATTACCAGAAAGCACAGAGTACCTTTTAATATCTTTGGTTGTTATAAATAATGCTTTTGCCATATTATCTTCCTTGTGGGTTACCAGGTAAAAATCCTTTGTTTGGTAAGTTTCTTGGTTGTACTGAAACTTGGTATGGATTTGTTACTCTATATCCTAAAATTGCTGCTTGTCTTGTTCCTATTATATCTTGAGATGTTTTTAAATCTATTTTAGCATCTTTACTTCTATAGGTTACTCTTTTCCATGAATGATGACAATTACCTCCGCCTTTGTATAGCCAAATAGAATATGTTGCTGCTCCTTTAGGACCCCATCCAGGATTTACAGCTTTTTTATCCATTGCAATTATATCTTCTTTTCTATATAGTTTTTTAGCTCTAGTCATTGCAACACAAAAATCTCTAGGATTATCACCAGTACTTGCTGGTGAATATTTGTATCTTACTTTAAAGTAGTTTTCTACCCCATTAACATCTACCTCTTTATCTTGTGCACTTTTTGAGTTAGGTCTTGCAATACCTGTACTTACAAATTTCCAAATTTTACCTAAAATAGATAGTTTTTCTTCACTTTGTAAATTAAGTTCATTAATTATTTCTGTTAATTTATCATCGTTTTCATAATCCACATCCTGTTCATCTATTGCTTCCCAAAGATTATCATCTATATTCTCTCCAGAATTAATAAAATTTTCTAAATCCTTATTTAACTCTATGGATAAAGGAATACAATTTGGTACTTTTTTACCATTCTTAATTTTCATGCCGTATTGCTCATATCCAGCTTGACAAGGTTTTTTTAAACTAATAATTTCATCATGTGACTCACAAGGCATATACCAAATCTCTCCATCCATTTCATGTTCGTGATATCCTTTACAACCTTGAGCTAATGCTTCGGCTTCTGCTTCTTCAATAGTTTTATAAGCTTGTATTCCGTCTATTTTCTTAAGGCTCATTTCATAACCTGTTTCTTCTTCTATTATTTCTTCATTTACAATATCTATGTCTGTAAAGTCAAGAGGTTTAAGAGTCTTAAAGTATAAATCCAATGCTATATCATTAACTGAAAGAATAGCATCAATACAGTCTATTACTTGGTCTTGAAAACATTGTATAACTATATTGTCAAATAACTGAGTTGCTGTTTTAATTTCTTCTGCATTATTTCCCATTCCATCATTGCCTTCACGAATACCAAGAAGCATTGGAGAAGTAACTCTATGACCTACGATTAGCTTTTTAAAGCATTCATCAGCTAAATAAGAATAATGTGCTGGCGCATCGTTTAAAGGGATGTCATCTATTGTAGTTTTAGATTCGGAGTTATTATTAAAAGCAACAATTACTTTTTCTCCTCTGCTTCCTGTTAATTTAGATAATACATCAGTTTTAATTGATTGCATTTTATCTGGGTCTGGTACTCCATTGTTAAAATTAACTACCTTAGTTCCACTAAAACCATTTATACAATCATTTATAAGGTAATCTCCTATTTCGTCCTCTAAGACAGCGTAAGGCATTGCAGAACTCCAGTCTGGACTACTATAATAGTATTTACCAGCTTCATAAGGCTTTAAAACATACATTTCAACACCATTAGCTTTTCCATATCCAAATGCTGGTATTTTTTCTGGTTTTTCACTAGGCTTTAAATTATCCCAATGATTGGAATAGTACCATGCTTCTATATCTCCTTCATCGTTACACTTTTCAGCTCTTAGCGTTTCCATTGGAAAATGATGCACTTCTTTTACCTTACCATCCTTATAAACTAACTGAAATGCAGCCATACCTAAAACCTTATAATCATTTATAAATCTACGTAAATCAGATTTTTTAAATAAAGACATCATTTGAGCATATTGTTCTGGCCTTCTGTCTGCGTCATGTGCTGCTAAACCTTTACCATAAATCATATTAGATACTCCAATAGTAATAGCTCTATTAGTTGTAGAGTTGTTATTGACATTAATTATGTAGTTAAAATAGTTATTATCTATTCCATATTGTACCCAATCTCTGTTCTTTAGCTCTACTACCTCTGGTGCTGTATAGGCTGCTAATTTAGTTACGAAAAATTCGCTCATATTACTACGTATTCGTTAGTTGTTGCGTGTTCTGTATATACTCCATCATTAATACTATATGCACTAATAATTTGGTCAGTACAAAATATCATATCTTTATAAACTACACTTGTTCCATTTAATACTTCTAATGTATAAAATCTACCTTCTACAAGTAATGGACTAAATGTTACATTACCTTGTAAATAATAAGAACTAGTTGCAAATGTTAATCCAGAATATGTTACAGGTGTATTTGTATCTTGGTCTGTAATAATAATACTACTAGCTGTATATTCTCTAGGAATAAACTTTAATTGCTGTGCACTTGCACTTGTAGTTAGTATTATCATAAAAAGCTTTTTTAATAAACAAGAAAAGTTAAATTTTGTTATATAAAAAAAGGCAAAACCTGAGTAATGCCTTTAATTTAATAAGTAATTTATGTTTAACTTCCTACAACAACAGTTGTATTTGTTGTATCTCCAATAATAGCTGGGTCTACAAAATAAGCTGATTCTCTTTCCATTCCAGTAAATACAAGATTATATCCAGTAAAATCTGCCATAGCAGCACCAGATACAGAACTTGCAGCAACTTCACATCCATTTTCAATTCCAGCTAACTGAAATTTAGTAGTTGTTCCATCTGCTGAATAAGATTCAACTATTACTTGTGGTCTCCCATATGCTAATAGTTTTAATTCTTTTCTTGTTACAGCATCTTGTTTTTTTAATTGAATAGTTCCAGTTTGAGTAAATACCGAAGTACCATTCTCTCTAGAATTCTCATTTACTTCATCAAAAGAATTTGTTCCTCTTAAATCGTATTTTTTTAAGCTAAGTGGGGAAGCAAAAGCTGTTATTAACTCATCTGAGCTAAATGTAGCAGCACCAGAGCCAGTCAAAAGACCAGCAGTATAATTAATAAAATAAACAGCTACTAAACCACCAACATCTTTTTTACAGGGTTCTAATCGCCCTAATGTAATATCACATGACATATGTTTTAAGTTTTATTTATTATAGGGGGAAATTAATCCCCCTTATAATATAGTTAGTAATTATTATGCGTAGTAAACTACATCAGCACCTACACCTATTGCTGCAGCAGCAGTAAATCTCATTACAAGACGTACATTTTGACTTCCATCCATTGGAGTCATGTCAATTACACGAACTTCATTGTAGTCGTTCAGTAATCCTGTTGCAAAAAATAAGTTACTTGATTCAGCAGCCATCATAACATCATCCGACATTCCTCTACCTACAAAGATTGGAATACCTCCGAAAGATAAACTTCCGTTAGAATACCATTGTGTTCCTCTGTTATCTGTACCAGCGCCACCTTTAGAAGATACGTTTTCACTTCCAGCAGCATTTAATTGAGCAGCAAATCCTCCTAGAGAACGTACATATAATTTAGCAGCTTTGTTTGATACATATAATCTTAAATCTTCTTTTCCATAAAGCGCATTAGGAATTGCATCTACAACTCTTTGCATTTCATCTATAATGTTAGCAGCAGTTAATCCACCACCAGCAGCAGCAACATCAATTACTGTTGCATCAGCAGCAGCAAGAGTTTCTAGTCCGTTATACTCTCCAGCTTGTGCACCACCTAAATTTCCAGTCCAGATATTAGTTTCATTAGCAGAAGCTACTTTTCCAGCAACATATCCTACTAAATAATCAGCAAACGATGTTGGTAATCCATTTGGATTAAATGCAGAGAATCCCATTTGTGCAGCTTCCCAAGTATTAATAAAGTCAGATTTGCATAATTGTAAGTTTACTTGAAATTCTTCTGGTTGAATAACTACTTCAGTTAAATCTACATTAGAAGAAGCTGTAAAATCACAAGTTCCATCTGCTATTAGGTTTCCAGTCTCTACTCTTTGTATTACTGTTTTGTACTTTACATTAGGCATTACTGTAACACCACCATCTTCAATAGTTGATGAGGATAAAAGCGCTGCGCTAATGTACTTACCAGCAAATTCTCCAGCATAAGTTGAAGTAATGTTTACTGTAGTCGCAAGGTCTATTCTATTTGACATAATTTTTGGTTTTAATTTAATTGTTAAATAATTTAGCGAATACTCTGTCTTGAGTAGTCATTTGTTTGTTTTGAGAAAATAAATTCATTTTTACTTCTCCTTTACTTTCTGGATTGTGCTTTATAGGTTTAGCAGATTCTTCAGCAGATAATTCTACCTCAGTTTCATCAGACTTTAAATCTTCTTTGTCACTAAATCGTGATTTTAAATCAGCAATAGCATCTTCAAGATTTTTAATTCTAATTTCCATTCCTTTCCAGTCAGCAACGTCAGCTTCTTCAGCAGCTTCAACTTCTTCCACAACAGGTGCTTCAACAGTTTCTTCTACCTCTTCTTCTACCGCTTCTTTTACTTCAGAGATAATTCCATCTTCTTCAACGATAACAGTAAAACCATCATCTAAAAGGTACTCTCCCTTCGGTACTGCAATTCTTTCATCTTCATCTGTTACAATAAAGATTTCTTTACCAGATTCAAAAGCATCAGCTTCAAATCGAGTGCCATTCTCTAGCATTCTTTCTTCAAGCTTAACTTCTAAACCCAATAAAGTTTTAACTTTGTTCAAAGTTTCTTTTGAGTTCATAATTATTATTTTAAGTATTTACTTTTTTAATAAACAATATTTTTATTTACTTGTTGTAAATTCAACTATTTTGGTTAACAGTATTGCCTATTCCTTGGTTTTGTAAGTCTCCGTTACAACATTTAGAGTTATAAGTGCCATCTTTACATAAACACCCTCTTTTACCTCCTTTTGGGCTAGTTCTACTTGGTGTTGGTATTTGATTCCTTGAGTACATCTATTATTTCTTTTAGTAGTTTATCTTCCGTTGTATATTTATCTTTTATTTTATCTTGTGGCCTGTTTAATTTATCTGCAAAGTAGCCTTCTATTGAAAATCCTTTTACCTTACCTTCTTTTACATAGTTATTCCAAATGTCATCGTTATCTACCTTCATAGCTACCATCCAAGTCCCTATTGGCATATCTAAACCATACTTTCTTGATTTATCATGTACATCATCTTCTATTAACCAAGATTCCACTATTGTCATACCTTCTAATTTTTCATCAGTATGTTCCATAGTAGCCTGTCCTTGATTACCAGCTTTTAAAAACATCTGTGATGCCTTAGCTACTGTATCTTTAGAGAAGTAAATATAAAACTCTTGGTCACCAGACTTTCTGTAGATAGGTTTTTCTGGTATTAATGCAGCTCCCATTAACAAGCGTTTTTCTTTGCTTATTTCTGCTAGTCTTACTTGTTTTTGGTCTTTAAGAGCAATAAAATCTTCTTCTATTGCTGGAGATTCCACGACCGATATAGCCTCAATACCTGAGTACTCTTCATTTTCATCTATTACTAGTTCTATTATTTCCATAATTCTTTTTTTATAAACAATTAATTTTGATTTTTGTTATATTATCCTAATGATGCACCTTGTATAATATTATTTTCCAAACTTTGTGCTGTAGTTACATCTTGACTTACAACAAATGCTTGTACAGGTGCTTGTTCTCCTAATGCAGATGCTATTTGATTTGTACCACTTGTGCCTAATATACTAAAATCTGGCGTCTGTATATTTGGAGTTGATGGACTAGGTATACTTGGTGTTGGAACACTAGGAGAAGAACCTCCTCTTAATCCAGCAGGTGGCTTTGGTGTTTTAGTTGCAACTATTTTTTTCACGTTCATTAAACCAGCAGCTATAATTGCTGCACCAGATATAGCTCCAAAGATACCACCTTGTGCAAAAGCCTTATCTGCACCAGCGTAAGTATCCTGTATTGCTTGTGCAATAGCAATTGACTTACCAAATTTACTACTTGTGCCTACCAAAGATGCTACATCTGACAATGCTCCTTTTAATGCATCAGCTTTAGATTTTTGTAAATCCTTTTCTATTTTTGTTTGTTGGTTAGCGTTTGTTTGTTGGTAAGTTAATAATTCATTATTTGCATCAATATAAGCTTGAGTACCTTTTTTAAATATATCTCTTTTTTGTGTTAGTCTTTTTGTTTCTGCTTCATTCTCTAGTTCTAAATTCTCTAAAGCCATTTCAAATCTTCTGATATCACCCTCTTCCATTTCTAACAAGAAAGCTCTTTGTTCCGCTTGTCTTACAGAAGTTAATTCATCATTAACTAAATCAAGTTCTATTTTTTCTTTTAATAAAGCTACTCTATTAGACTCTTGCTCAGACATAAAGCCTTCAATCTGTGCTTCGACAGCCTTTACTTCGTTTTTAGCTTCTGCTAATATTAAAGCATCTTCATCACTACCATTTTTATCAAATTGTGCTTGTGCAGATGCCTGTATTAACCTAGCATTTTCAAGCATTAACTTTTCTTGTTCCTCTAATTTACTTTTAAGTAAATCATTAGCAGATATTCTTTCCTCAATAGAGTTTAAATCATTATCCCTTATTTGTCTTTGTTGCTCAGCTTGTCTATCGTAATCTTCAATTAAACCTTGATTAGCAACTCTTGCCAATTCTGCTGATTTTTTTAATGATACATTTGTTTTTGCAGTTTCAATTGCTGCCTCAATACTTATTTCTTTAACTCCATCAATTACTTGTGTTGTAATATCTTTAAATTCTGATATTGCTTCTCCAAAATTTGTAACTACACTTTTACCAGCAGAAATTGCTTCGTTTGCCGTATCTGCTAAACTTTGTTTAGTTTCAAATATTGATTCATTAAGTCTTTTAATTGTTTCTGGGTCTTTATCTCCAAAAAATGATTCTTCCCAAGCTAATTGTGCTGATTGTAATCCTAGTCTAATACCATCAAAAGCTAATTTTAAAGGTGTTATAGCAATGGTTAATAAACTTTTCATAACCTTACCTAAAGCATCAAAGTTTTCCGATGCACTTGCTACATTTTTATAAACAGAAACAATCACGTCTGATACTTGACTTCCTATAATAGATAAAGTTTCAAATACTGTATTTACAGCATCCATTACTTCTTGATTTTCTCTTAATGCATTAGTTAAAAATGCAAAACCAGAAACAATGATACCAATACCAGCGGCTAAATATGCCTTACCAATACCTTTTAAACCAATTCCAACTGCTTTTAAACCACCATTTGCTATTTTTTTACCGGCCTTACCAACTGACAAAAGACCTTTTTGCAGTAAATTTAATTCCTTTTTTCCTTTTTTGCCTGTTTCAGTTAATGCGTCGCTTACTTTTTGGACATTTTTTACTGCTCCTTTAGAGTCTACTTCAATCTCTAATTTGAATGATTCCATTTTATATGTCTTTTAATTTGTTTAAACCCTTCTTTAAATGTTTCTGGTAACTTGTTTTTTCCTTTTGCTATTTCGATGGTTTCATCTATACCATAAAAATTATCCAGATTTAGTAATTTTAATATTATCATGTTAATACGCTTGATGTGTAAGCACTTTGCTTGGTTATTAATTCTAACTTTGTTTTATTTGTTAATAAATTAATAGTTAAACTATTAATAAAATACTCTTGACCATTAATAATAAACACATCATTAAGCTCATAGTTTAAAGTTATTGATGTTGGTAATTGTGCTGTAAAATTTACAACCCTTGCTTGCTCCTCAAATAATTTAACTATAAATTGTGTATAAAATCTATTAAATAAACTATTAGTATTTACTTCTCCTGTATATTCATCAAACTCAGTTCCAAAATTTAAAGTATGGTTACCATCGCTAGATACATTAGAGGGAGCATTGTAAGATTGAAAGTTTGCACTTAGTATTGGATAGCTACTAGAGTCTACCAAACGATTAAAAAATAAATATGGTTTACCTAGTGTGGTTTTGTTTTCTGCATCTACCCACCACGCAAAAACATTGCCTGTTAAATCTCCATTTTCATCTCTTGGATTTATAAGCTGGCTTCTCTGTCCTTGTAACTGTAATTGAAAAGCTTGACCATCGTATTTATCAGGAGCAGAATAACTTAGGCCTCCAAAGTTTTGGCTAAATTGGTTTAAGAATCTAAGACTAGTTTGGGTTACTGGTTCGGCATATTGAAAATTAATTAATGAGTATGGAATTGGCCTATCTACATTACTTTTACTTACATCTATGTATTTAGATATATCTCTGGAAACTCCTGTAGTCATAAAGTCATCAAAAGTTTCAACATAAATTTTATTACTACCTCTTTTTGTGTACGCAGTTAGATTAAACGTTTTAAATAAAGTTGTCATAAAATCTAATACCTTCATATTAGGAATATAATCTTGAATAAATATATTTTGTGCAAATGAAGTAGCTGGATAAGTATAATCTCCAATAGCATCTGGTGTACCATCTAAAAGACTTCTAGTTATTCTTGCAGTATTTGCAGTTAATCCTCCAGAATCTGCGTTAAATCTAAATTCTAAATCATAATCCCTAGTGCTTAAAGTACCACTTGTTAAATCTTGTAAAAGAATTTGAAAATTATTAGCTGGAGTTATTAGAGTTCTGTTTTCTAACAGCTCATTGGTTGGTTTATCTTTTACTATTATCTCTAAATCTTTACCAGCTCCTGTGTTACAAGCAAAACGAATAGTGTACTTATGTATATCGCTTACTGGTAGTTTACCATTTACTATAAAATTAGTACCTGAAGTAAAAGTTAAATCAGCAAAAGTTAGTTTAGCTGAACGCTGAATTAAATTAACTCCAAATGTAGGAGGTTCAGTTTGTGGCTCAGTTACAGGAGTCTTTTCTCTATGTAACCACAAATACAA